TCCCCGAGTTCTCTGGCTAACTTAATGTATTCAAGATGGCCGATATGAATGGGATCAAAATAACCACTAATAGCAACTTTCTTCATTTTTAAAAAGATTTCGGACGATCATAGTCGTCCTGAACCCTAACAATATCATCTTCCCCAAAGTATGTACCAGTTTGGACTTCAATCAAGATCATGTCCTGATCGCCCAAAGGGTTAGCCATACGGTGTTTTGCGCCTAAAGGGATCAATACGGTCTCTCCGCCCTTATAATCCTTAGTAACGTCATCTATGGTGATTCTGGCCACTCCTGACACAACAGTCCATGCTTCTTCCCTTTTATGATGGTACTGATAGCTTAAGCGCTGATTGGGTTTAACAAAAATCCGCTTGACTTTGCAGTATTCAGCGTCAAGTAAAATTTCATAATGCCCCCACGGGCGAATTGATTCATCTATTTTGTTCATCTATGGAATCTCGAAGTAATTTTTTTTGTTTGTCGAATGTTTTTTGGTCAAAGCCCCAAAAAGTAATTTCATGCAATATATGAGCAAGGCACTCCTCGTCAGAAAGTTTAAGAGTTCTAAAAACTTCTAAGTCTATTATTTCGCCCCATCTAATGAAGTCAAGCGCGAACAACTCCTCTTTATTTGTGTCAAAAAAACAAACATCAATAATTTGTTCCGAATCGCAATCGCTAGCGCCGGTTACATAAATTTTATCAACAGAAGACTTGGATTTGGGTAGTTTTTTGAGATCTTCAAAAAAAGAACAATAAGCCGAATCAATTTTGATTATATCATCCTGTGATCGTTTGCCCTTTAAGTAAACTTTGTATATCGCATTGAAAGTTTTTTTATAAGAGCATTTATTTAATAAATCCCTTAAGGTCATTTTTTCTTAAGTTCAGACAGGTAGCTATTTAATTTATCAATTCTATCCTCAGTATCTTCAACAGCTCTTAAGTTTGCGATCTCGGCTAATGCGCTATATGAACTTTCATGCAATTCGGCGCAACATATATTCACGCCATGCATAGAAATCTTGACGGGGCCGCCCCCGTTCCAACGAGAGGGGCTATAAAGCTGCACACTATCGTTGGACTCTATAAGGTCTAAGGCAGTCCGAGGGTCTGAAAATAAAGATACCGCATTAACTTTTACTCTCAGGTCTAAATAAATTTCTTCATCACTCATAATATTTATTACACTCTAATTAATTAATTTGGATTATTATTTTTGATAGGAAGGCAAGAGGGTCATTAGACCGCAATACATGGCACAGCAAAAGGGAAATAGACAAAATAAACTACCAGCCATGGCCACAATGATAGCCAGCCATATATTAACGAGGCAACAGCAAAGCAAAAGCCGTCCTTTGGCATTAAGTTTGCTCCACGGGCGCATTAAATTAATCCGCGCCTAGAAAGGTGACCTTTTTTACCAGCGATTACTTTAGCAGTAGTTTCGAAAATATCCGCTATTTCGTAAGTGTTTTTTCCGCTATTATATAAATCTACAATACGCTGAGTTTCTTTTTCTGAAAATTTAGGCCTAACTTCAAGTTTTATTAAGCAAAAGATCAACTTATTTTTAATACAAAAAGTAGTTATTTGATGAGGTTTATATTTTCCATTTAAGAATTTTCTGGCAACCTCTTTACAAGTGTATAATGTGGCGTTAGATAATAAAAACTTTTTTAATGGCTCCCTGTCTTTAAATTGTATGCGCGTAAACCCATCGGAGGAGGAAAAAAACGCATGAATGGCTTTGTTGCCATCTGACACCTTGAATGCAGTCTGGTCCGATAATACGTCGGAAGAAAAATGAGCTTTAACTTTTTCAAACAGCTTAATGGCGGCGGCAGAAACGGCTTGCCTAGTAAATCTAAACTTTTCGGATATTTGCTCGTGCGTCATGCCCATCTCTAAACACGACAGAATTTTTAACTCTCCATCCGTTAATATATGACAGTATTCCTTGATAACATGCAAAAGGGTGATAAATTTTTCATTAGAATCAAACGCTTCAAAGCTTAAATCCTCTTCCCCTTCTATTTCAATTGCTATCTCAAAACTAGTTTTAAGACCATCCTCTGTGGAATGAGTGCCATTTAGTCTATTTTTAACGTATTTGTCCTTGTCTTCCTTATAGTGACTCCACCCTATAATGTTTTTAACGTACATATAGGCTAATTTTTTAAAAGCAACGTGATCAAACTCCCCCTCATAGTTATAAAGAATATCCTCTCTCTTTTTTAAAAGGGCGAGGTTGGCTCGACTGGCAATTTCTGCCGGCTCCAAATGATGGGAAGAATATCTAAATTTACCAACAATACGCTTTATGTCTTCTTGATAATTTTGCAAAAAAGAATTGAAAAGGTCGGACTGTGGGTGGGGAGGTCTTGTTTCCTCTAATTGACCCTCTGGCACAGAAAGAGGGTCGCTCATAGGTATTTCTTGCAAATATTAACATTTGGAAAATCATTATTCCAGTTTACTATATGCTTGGTTCTTTGCATCACCTTGCTTAAATAACTAGAACTCCACCCTAGAGATTCGGCAGCCTTACGCCTATAATTGTCATTATCGAGCAGGGCTTTTTTAACTAAGTCAACTAAGTGAAGATAGCGAATTTCTCGCTCAGCCCTTATTCTTTTTAAATATTTTTCTTTGCCTTGGTCTCTCTTTTTGGCTTGTTCCGAAGTGAGTTGAAAAGGAACATGACCAGCGTCCATGCGCTTTTTCATAACCTTTTTTTGAATCTCAGAACGAACCTCGGCAGGAACAACCTTAGTAACTGTAGAAAAAGGGCGAATTGGGGGGAACTTACTATCCCAATCAATCTCAGGAAAACGAGACATTAGGGTATACAGCTTATGACGGCTAATATTTAAATAAATAGCAGCATTACTTCTATTATTTGAGCTCTTGATTAAAGCATTAATAATTTCTTGTTTTGTATTGTCTCTGCATTCTTTATCCCAAGGGATCCATTTACCCCTGAATATCATGTGAGATCTTTTATCTAAGGGGAGGATTTTTCCTTTTCTATTTTGAGAAGACCAATTATCTTCCCCTGATTTAAAGCCTATACCCTTTAAACGTTCATAATCTGTCGCGTTGAAGCGATTACTTTTCCCGTTTTCGCGCTCCACCTCATATTTAAAAAGAACATTATGTTCGTTGGGAAAAGACGCCTTTCTGATTTGCTCCCAATCTTCTACTTTTAATGAAGGCTTGGTCATCGACCTGTAGTCTTTATGAAACATAAATCCATGAACCGCCTTAATTTTAATATCAGGATCGTCCTCTCGAAGGCGTTTTAATAAAATCTCTTTGGCAAACGCATAAGATTTTGATTTAATAAAAGTCTTAAAGTCTTTTTCTGTACCATTGCCATACCTTTCGGTATAATTTATATTCCAATACTGATGAAAATGAAAAGCCTTGCGCCTTGCGAGGTACTGAAAATTTTTTTTATTAGACATGTCTATTTATGCGTTATATACAAAGAATAACATAAAGCAGAAAAAAAGTCAAGATTTATTTTTCCATTTACAATAACTGGGGTTTTCCGCGCGTTTTTTTCTCATATAGTCTCTTTTCTGTTGCCTTCTTTTCTCGAGATTATCTTCATCATATTTCTTTTGCGCCTTAGCTTGGGCCTTTTTGCCCTTTTCTGATTGCGCGTATTTTTTCTGATAACGATTACTCATATATAGTCCACTATGACTCAAATTCCGTTTTTATTTTTTTTTCGTTTTCCAGTTTATGGAGTCGTAATTATTTTTAAAATCCTTAGAAGCATTATTTCTAGGGCTGTCCCCCTTGCCATTTGAATTATTTTTTTTGGGGGGAGGGGGTTCAATCTTGGGGGTTTTACTTTTCTTCTTCTTCGTCATCTAAAGGTATCTCCATATCAAAATTGCCCAATTGAGACATTTCTATTATCTTTTCTTGAAGAGCTCCCATTATAGTAAAAGTATTAATGTCAAATTCAGACAAGTATCTATTAACTAAATCTTCTAGCTCAAAACGAAAAGCGTCTGTCTGTTCATCAAAATCAGAAGGGCCATCAAAATTAAAACCGTCTTTCATATACTATATAGTATACAGCCGAGGGGCTCTTTTATAGCAAAAAAAAGGAGGGGCCGAAGCCCCTCCTATCTAGATCCCTGTAGGGAACGAATTACTTATCGTCTTGCTTGGAAAGCAAGCCTATAAGCAACATTAAGGTAATGAGGCCAGCGAGGCTAGCTTCAGGACCTACAAAGCCGTTGACGATGCCTTGGATATTTCCAATGACATTCATGCCAGCCGCTTCACCGAAGACCACTTGTGCAAGCACAAGAAGACCGACGATAGACGTTAACAGGGCAAAAAGGCCGCCGATGGCGCCTTTGATGGTTTTTACTACGTTATCCATAATGATTGATGGTTGAGGGTTGTGGTTAAAATTTAATAGCTACGCCAAAATCAAATACATACTCGTTAGAGATAGTATCAGAGTCAACATGAGTGACCCCAAGGGAAACAGTGGAATTATCGCTCAAAGAGCGAGAAGCAACGGCTCCTACGGTATAATAACTATTATCAGCCGAAGAACTCGTTTCCGTATTCCCAATCGAACCGTTAAGACCTAAAGAAAGAACTTCTAAATCAAGTTCATGACTCAAGGCGAGCTCATAAGTATATAAAGAATCGTCAAGATCTCTATAAACACTTAAATTTGGAGATAAGGGCCAGTTTAACCCAATGGAAACTTGAGCCTCTAAAGCAGCAGCCCCGGCAACATCTTCAACATGGTTAACCCCAACATAAGCTGACAACAGCTCGTCAACAAAGCTTTTGGAAATTCCTGCGCTTAAAATATAAGTGTCGGAGCCCGAATCAACAGCTTGATTGGTGAATGCACCTGCAGAAAAACCAAGTCCACCACCTGAAGCCGACAATCCAACACTCGACTGAACGGCTTGGTCTGACTTGAGGGCTCCCCGATAAAAATAATCAGAGGTATACCTAATTTCAGCAGAATAATTCTCTGCAGAAGCGACGTTAATAAAAAGCCCCAAAAGGGCTGTGATAATTATTTTTGTATTCTTCATAATATATTTTGTTATTATAAAATTATTTTATTCTTATTTCTTTCCACTCTACGTATTTATTTTTTACTAAATCTCTTATGTGTCTTTGCTTTGCGGATAATTTACTCTTGCCTGTTTTAATCTCTAAAAAAACAATGGAGTCATCGTCAAATACTATATAATCAATAGGTTGTCCTAAAAAGGTGGCGTCTTCTGGGCTATAAGGAAAATCTTCTAAAAATGGAGCGAGTTTTTCTGCTATTTGTCCTAACCTAACTTCACTACTCTTTTTCTGAGAAAGGGTAGTCTTGCGTGATTGTTCTTCATTATATAGATCCTGTTCAAGTTTTTCAACTAAAATTCTAAATTCTTTAAGTTTAAGTGAGTAAGTAGACTCAAGGTGTTTTATTTGGTCTTTCGCCTGTTGGTTGTTTCTTACAAGTTCTAATTTATCGTCTTCTAATTTGGATATTTTTTTATTAAACTCAGTGTAATCTGGCTCTTTGTTTTTAAGTTTTACTATGATACACAGTAAAATCCCGAAAAGGGAAATTAAAATGTAATCCATCAGTCAGTCGAGTTTAAATCGATACCATTGCATTCACAATAAGCAACCGAATAACCCGCCTTGAAACTATGTCTGTCTATCCACATAATAAAAGGGAGAATGGCATAAATTAAAGGTGCCGTCCCACCGATAGTAAAAATCATAATAATTAGAATGGCAATGTAAGGGCAAAATTTATTTAAGCAATAATTTAATAAGTACATATGTTTTATAGTTTAGTGATTGAGACAATACGATCATGCCTAAAAGAGCGAACCGAATCCCGCCCGTAGCAATAAGCCCTAAAGCCCACGTTATCTCTGTCTTCGCCCTTATTTCCGAAAGAATCATAAAGATCAGGTTTGCTGATTATATAACTCTTGGTTTTATTTTCTTCAGTCTTATATATCATTAAATATTGATTTGATTCTTCTTTGGACACAAGTTTTTGTATATTATTTAATATAGTATTTAATAACTTTCTCATTTAAATTCCATTGCTTTCTATAATAATACCACATTCAGATAAAAAGTCAAGCACTTTCTTGTCTCTATAAAATTTTTTATAAACGACCCTTGATACTCCAGCTTGAACAATGAGTTTAGCGCAGTCCATGCAGGGGGAAATTGTTATATACATTGTGGCGCCAAGACTGGAATTGGAAGATTTTGCAACCTTACTGATGCAGTTGCTTTCTGCGTGAAGAACCTCTGGACGCGTAACATTAAAGCGAATGTCCGAATCATACTCACAGTCATTGTCAAATCCGGAAGGCATTCCGTTCCACCCCATGCTTATTATGTTGTCATCTTTGACAAGGATGGCGCCGACTTTAGCCCGAACTGCAAAACTCATATGGGAAATGCGCTCGCAAATATCAAGGTACATCTGATCGTACCTAGCTTGCTTATTCATTATTATTTAATTCAAATGATGGCCCCAAATACTTCGAGCCATCTTTAACGCTTTTACTTTATAATACCAGTAAAATGGTATAGCACACGAGTAACCTATGGTCAAAATAATAAATAAAGTTCCGAAAAAAGTCCAAAAACTAGAAAAAATAAATTCAAGAGTCTCCTTCATCCTTGCTCCAAATGTGATGTCTGCAATTTTTTATTGCATCCGAGATTTTTAAATGAAAAATAGCTTCTCGTGTATTGGGACGCCTATACAGTCGGCAGCTAGCCGACCAGCTATCCTTAACGAAGGGAAGGTCCCATCGCGCCAAATTTTTTGCTTGAATCCAATTTTTAAAGTCCGTCTTTTGCAAAAGGACAAAATCATCTTTTCTCTCATAAACCACAAACGTACACTTCTTGTAAAGCCACCCCTCATTACCGTAACGATCCTTTAGTTCCACCCAACCCCACCTGTGCTTTCTGCGCTTGCTTTTTTTTAAAATAGTTTTCTTTATGGCTACTGCAAAAACATCCCCTTCTTTTTGGGGGTCCCACATTACCAAATCAATATCTTCCAGTCTCTCTTCATTGGTAGCGGAACGATGTTCAAAACCGTGAGACTTTACGCAATCCAAAAACATCTTAAATGATTTTTGAGAGTCGCGCGAATACATCAAAAAATAAATACACCTAATTTATCTTATTTGATTAGGTTTTTTAGTCTTGGAGACTGACACATTTTTTACGTCAGCAGGATCCCATTCTTTCAAGACGGTTCGTAGGCTAGAAGCTCGCGCCTCTGCATCTTTTGGGCTTGAGTAATTCCTCTCTTCAACCCGGCGCTTATTTCTAGTAACAACGTAAACATAAGATTCGCTCATAATATATTATATACCTCAACCAGCTTTTCTTCTAATAATTGGCTCGAAATACTTTTCCACCCAACCCAAGGCTTGGAACCCTCTTTAAAGTTGTGTAAGTCGCGCGCATAAATATACTTTATATCCCCTAATATTCGACCGTATTTCCCTTTCTTATCTAAGAAGGTAGTTATAAACAAGCCTTCTGGTTGTTTGGATCCATAAATTAATAATTCTTTTAATCTAGATTTTGCTTTTAGCCCCCTGTCTTTTTCTGCATAACGCTCCTTAATGTCTTTAATAGAAGACTGCAATCGAACTTCAGGAGCATCGATTCCATAAATTCTAATACGCTCTTTTAATAATATTCCAAAACCTAGATCTATAATGCCGTCAACAGTATCGCCATCAACGACTCTAGTAAACTTAAACTTATATTCGTACATTAACGACGATAGAGAGCGTTAAATATAGATTTAGATTTATTTCTAAGCTCTTCTTTGTCGCGCCTATTTTGAGCGGCTAATTCAGCTTGCTCTTGCTTAAGTTTGTCTTGTGCAGATAAGCTTCGCTCTAGAGCAGCCCTATCTTTCTCCGCTTTTTCCAATTCCTCTTCTTCTTTTCTCCTACGCTCAGCGTCAGCAGATTCTTGTTCCGGAGTTCCTTTGGCAACAATTAAAAACAATATTTTTTGAGATGAGTCTTGATTGACTAAGTTCTCTGAATAGTCAACTAAATCTACCCATTGTTCTTTGTCAACTGTAACATAATAATCGCTTTCTTTTACCTCGACAGGTAAGGAACTATCAGTGATCAATGCATATTCTAGGCTCATCTTGATCTCCAGAACAATGTAACCACCCAATCATTGCCGTTAACCCCCTTGATAATGCCTTTATTGTAAACCGTTACCCCTGAAGGCATTTGAGAGAAGGCGATGGAGTAAGCTTCTGAGTAAGTCTTCCCTCTTCCACTAGATGCGCCACTAGTTTGGGGCCCAACACAGTTTGATTCAATTTTAGAAAAAGAATAGGTAAAGGGGATGGCTATTAGCAAGCCCAATACAACTTTAAGAACGTTGATCATTGTAGAATGTCAGGCAAATCGTCGTCATTGTCTTCAGAGGTAGGGCTAGGGTCTTCCGCAGGAGCTTCTGCCGAACCTTCTTTCTTTAAAGGAGTGTCTTCATAAACCCTAAAATCAGGTTGATTTTCCTTCTCTTTGAACTTATTGGAAAAAACAACTATAGAGTAGGTCTTGTCCTCCCCAAACTCACCAATCGTAATTTTCCCAGACAAGAATTTTTGGTTCTTGCCGTCTCGACGCCATAAGGCTCCGATCTCACGTTTCTTCCAATCGCTTTGCGATGTATTAGTTTTATTTTCTTCAGTCATAATATTTTAATTATCGTACATATTTCTTAATTTGTCAAGAAAAATCGGCTTTGCGCCCTCACTTAAATTATTGTATTGCTTTTTAAGCCTGTTAAACAAGCGCTTTTGGGTGGGATCTCCCTTTTCGTAATTGATGATTTTCTTTAACACTTTAACGGTTTTTTGATTCATAGTGTAAATTTATATGTGAAGGTGATATTTGAGGGATGTTTATCGGAGCCGCCAAGCTCAGTGCATTGCTTTAGGGACGCTACCCTGTATACTTCGTGTTTTGTAAGGGCTGATGTATTGTTAGAATGCGAGAAAAACTTAAAAGATTCTTATTATCATTGGCTCAAAAGCTATGGAGCTTATGATTTTATTGATGAAATAGTGGAGGTTAATGAGGAAACAGGATACAAAATAGGAATAAAAAAAGCAAGTTTAAAAATTGATAGAATTACCGCTCATAATTTACATATTATAGTAAGAAGTTTAGATAAATTCAAAAGATTAGACATTTAAATGAGCGTCGATTAAATCATCCAAATTATCGATGTGTTCCCCGACTAAAGCTGGGCCATACCTATCTTTTATAACATTATAAAAATGCTCTTCAACAACAACTATCTTGCCGGCCTTCGAATAGACTTCTCTGCCTTCTTTTTCTATAAAGGCCGTTCTTAAACCTTCTAGGGTATCATTATGGGATTGATTTAAAGTAAACTCAAAGCCCAACTTACCACTTGAAATTAATATTAACATGTTATGCCTTTCGTCTTTCAGTACCTTTGTGGAATAAATAAGCTATAAAAACATAAAAAGTAACAGACAATAGCGAACTATCGTAACAGGAAAGTGTTAACAGCGTTCCAAAACTTGCAATTGGCCAAAAATATTTCATTATCTAAATTGTTTTTGAAGTAACCTCCATCTGTCGGAGTCAATAGGCTTGCTTCCGCTATCAATGGCATACAGCATTTCGACGATTTCCTCAAGCGAATTATAAATATATTTGTGGGGAAACATTCCAAGCATCCAGAGGGGAGTCTTTGCTTTACCGCCCTCCATGCTGACAAAGACGGGTTTCTTTTCTCTTACAGCTGTGACTATTTCTTCTGCGCTTCCCCAGCTAGCCACATCAGGGACAAGATGAGCAACGATAAAATCAGATCTATCAACCAAATTCAAGTCGTAAGAGCGCACGATTTTCATTCTTTCTGTCACTCTATCGTATTGCTTGGTCTTCATCCATGTTTCCATTTCTTGCCGAGACGCTTCGTCTTCCTCAACATCCTTCATAAATGGTTTCTTGTAAGGGTCAAAGCAAGTAATGCTCAAGGGTTTTAATTCATCAGTAATCTCTTCCCTCCAGTTACGACCACTAACATACTGCATATGCCCAACCAAATAGGTTTTGGTCTTATATAATAAATTCATCCCTTAAATATAGCAAACATAAAGACTTTTGTCAAGAATATTATTCGAATTTAAACTGAAACCCTTTTTTAGTATAAGAAACCTTGACCTTTTTAAATTCTTTAGATGAATTTTGCAAGAGTTTTTCTGACAAAGGGTCTACAATATGCTTCTGTATTATCCTAGCCACAGGTCTGGCTCCATCTTTAAAAACTTGAGCTTCTTTTGCAAGATTTAATTTAGCGGCTTTGTTTACAAAGATGGAAAATCCTTTAGGTTGAAGCTTGAGTTTAAGATCGTTAATATGTAGATTGATGATTTTAAAGAAATTGTCTTCATTAAATTCCTTAAAAACTATAAAGTCATCCAATCGATTTATAAATTCTGGACTTAACTTTTTTAGAACCTCCTTTTTAATCCTGTCTTTTATCTCTTCCGGATTTTGTTGATCATTAATTGCGCCAAAACCAACACCAACATTTCCCTTGGCTATGCTAGAACCAATATTACCAGTCAGAATAATAACACAATTTTTAAAGTTAATGCTCCGACCCATACTGTCTTTGATGGACCCTTCATCAAGAATTTGTAGTAAGGTCTGCGTCACATTTTCATGGGCTTTTTCAATCTCATCAAAAAGAATAACGCTATAAGGCTTTTTCCTTACCTTCTCAGTTAATTGACCAGCCGCTTCATAGCCAACATAGCCGGGCGCCGCCCCTATTAATTTAGACCCTGAGTGACCTTCGCTATACTCAGTCATGCTAACACTAATAAAATTGTCCTTACTTCCAAAGAGTTTTTCCGCCAACACTTTAGAGGTGTAGGTTTTCCCGATTCCTGAAGGGCCAAGCATTAAAAAACACCCAATAGGTTTGTTTTCATCCTTAAGTCCCGCTCTATTCCTAATTAAAGATTTACAAATAGAGGAGATAGCCTCTTCTTGCCCAATGATTAATTCATTTAATTGACTTTCTAGATTCAAGAACTCTTGCTCAGAAGTTTTAGATATTTGAGAAAGAGGCACTCCGATTTTCTTAGCCAAAACAAAACGAACGTCTTCGGGAGAAACAATATAATCAGATTTTTTATTTGACTCTGACCATTCTTCAATTATTTTCTTATACTTTTTAAATAAATTATCCTGACGCTTAGTAATACTAAAAGTAATAGATTTAGAAATTGCTTCGTCCTCTGCAATCATGAGTTTTTCAAGCTCGACTTCTATTTTTTTTGCTTCCTTGGGTCTTTTGAAGTTTTCTATCTTAACCTTTGAGCCTGCTTGATCCATTAAATCGATTGCCTTGTCGGGCAAATATCGATCATGTATATATTTAACAGAAAGATCAACACATAAATCCAGTGTCTCATCCGTATATTTAACATCATGAAACCCCTCATAGCTGGAGACTATGCCTTTTAGTATCGTCTTGCAGTCTTGACGCGAGGGCTCGTCAACATTAACAGGCTGAAAGCGACGCGCCAAAGCGCCATCTTTTTCTATATGCTTTTTGTACTCTTCAATAGTGGTGGCTCCTATGCAACGTATTTCCCCTCTAGCAAGCAACGGCTTAAGTATATTTGCGGCGTCCATGCTCCCCTCTGCGCTCCCAGCTCCCACGAGGGTATGCATCTCGTCAATGAATAATATAAGTTTAGAAACCTCTTTAAGTTCCTTGATAACATTCTTCAAGCGTTCTTCAAATTGGCCTCGATATTTAGTACCTGCGATCATAGAGGCTAAATCTAACCCATATATTACATGACCCAAAAGGTGCTCAGAACATTCCGACTTTATAATTGTTCTAGTTAAGCCCTCCACTAAGGCTGTCTTGCCTATTCCCGGTTCCCCTAATAAAATAGGATTGTTTTTGCTTTTCCTGCATAGGATCTCAGTCATTTCGGCAAGATCATGATCCCTGCAGATGACTCGATTAAATTTGCCCTCAGCAGCCAATTGATTGTAATTTATTGCATAAGCTTCAAGGGCGCTTGGGGATTTTGCTTGCTTTGCGGGGTTTACGGCGGCCAAAGGAGAGTCTAGACCGCGCTCAGTATCTAAGGAAGAGTATATCTGAGAAGATTCAAGGAGGTGAGTTCTTATGGCCAAGGAAAGAGACTTAGGGTTGATGTTGCATTCAAAAAATATAGATTCTATTTCAGGGCAGTTGTATTTAATTATGGCGATCATTAAGTGCTCTGTCCCCACATAGGATTGATCAAGACTCTCAGCGGTTTGATAAGCCAGCTGTAAAATTAATTTAAATTCTTCAGAAAAACTTACCATCTCTCCTTTATATTTTCCACGTGCAATATTTTTTTCCAGATGAGATCGGAAATCATCTATGGCGTAACCGCTGATGTCAAACACTTCTCTTAATAGCCCTCTGGTTTGAGACACTAAGCCCAAAAGTAAATGAGTCAAGTCTACCTTAGAGGAACGATACTCAAGAGCGTAGTCTCGAGAAATCTTAAGAGCTTCTTGAGCCCTTGGTGTGAAATTTGGAGTCGAATCCATCATAGTATGATACACATTTATTGAGACTTTACGTCACTTAGCTTCATATAGATCTTTTCATCCACGACTTGAAATGAATGACAGAAAAGAATGTCATCTCCTTTACTTCCGTAAACTATGACAATGCTACCTTTTGGCAAACCTTTCGGGTGTTTTTCGAGAAATTTAGAAAAAACATTTATTCGGCCCCAATTTCCGCTTTCGCTACGAGCGTTACGATCCATTAGCATAACTGAATATTCGCCTACCTCGTCCCTAATGATAGCTTTAATGTATTCATTTCCATTTCGACTCGTTCTCTTAATGGAGTCTGAAACTACACCGATGAAGCGACCAAACCCATCGTGGTTCAAGCCTCTAAAATCAAGAGAATCAGAAAGCTTGTACCCACTTTCAGAAAAAACATCTTTCAATGCGACACTATGGCTATACCCTAAAAGCTCAGACTCAAAATACCAATTAGCGAACGCTTCGTATTTTTTGTTCTTATCATAAATCTCTTTGTATAAATCATATTTTTTACGAAAGGTTCCAAATCTACTCTCTTTCATTATAGGCTTCGCGTCATCGCCTACTAAAGATTCCTGAACAACCGCCTGTATAGTTTTTAGAACATCCCAATTATACTTAGGTCCCAGAACTTCAAAGTTGCGCTTTTCTCTGTCCGTCAATATATTAAACGCTTGAGCTTCCAGTACTAATCTGGAACGACGGACTTTATAACCCGAAAGGGCTCCCGCTTGAATCAGGGCGGACAAAATTCCTATGTTTAAACCCGCCTCTTTAGCAGATAGAAAAATATCATATTTAGTTGGGTTCTTGCTGTCCCTAAAGTCCTTCAGGGATTGTAAGGATTTCTCGCTCACGCCCTTAATGCTATTTAGCCCGAAACGTATGTCATCATTCTCAATCTTAAAATCCATATCGGATTTGGACAAATCAGGCCTTAATAATTCAATGCCGAAAAAGGAAAGCTCTTGACATATTTTATTAATCTCCTCGTGGGGACATTGCTCATGCTTAGCCATTCTCAATAAGGCTATGAAGAAATTTTGAGGATATTTAAACTTTAAGTACGCAGTCCAAGCAGCTAAATTGGCATAAGCTAAGCTATGAGATTTATTGAATGAATAATTTGCGCTGTCTTCGGCGACATGCCATAAGATATCAGCAACCTCGTCGTCTAAGCCATTTTCTTTTATCTTATCATCAATTTTCTTTTTCCAAGCGGGCATTTGGTCAATCTTTTTCTTACCCACTATCCTTCTTAGCTGCTCAGCTTCATCAAGAGTAAAGCCAACCTTAACAGCCATCTTCATAAGCTGCTCTTGGTAAAGGGGAATCCCTCCAGTATAAGACAGCACCTCATCAAAAAAAGAATGTTGACTTTGAAACTCCCCGCTTTGAGAGTAAGTCGTATACTCCTCTAGAAACTCCAAGGCTCCGGGTCTGGCAATTGCCACAACAGCACTAAGCTCTTCAAGATTTTTTGGCTTAATTTTTTTGCACACATTGAAATTAGTATGAGCCTCTATTTGAAAAAGACCTTGAGGTTGATTTAAGTCTTGTAAATGCTTATATATTTCTGGATCATTGGGGTCGATAGAATTAATATCTATATCGAGCTGGGTACATACATCATGAATAACAGTTAAGGTGCGCAAGCCAAGAATATCAAATTTTACCATGAGCTCAGCAACCCAATTCATATCATATCCAGTTACTAGATCACCATCCTTAGTCAATTGAACGGGGCAAATGCTTTCTAGTTTTTGAAATGAGATAGCAATTCCCGAAGGGTGAACCCCTGCATTTTTATTAAGCCCTTCTAGTTTTCTGGCTATTTTATAAACCTCTTCATTATCAAGCGCCCACTCTGCAAATTTTTCACTTTCAGCCACGGCTTCTGCAAGAGGGGCGACCTTGCCAAACTTTTTGGGTATGGTATCGCTAACTAAATTTACTTCCGATTCATTATAATTTCCTACAATTTTACCGCACTCTTTAATGCAAAGCTTACCGCTAAGAGTATTGAGCGTTAAAATTTTAGAGGTTCGGCCCGGATACTTACCCTCTATGTAATTGATAACTTCTTGACGCCTTTCGTAACTAATGTCATTGTCCACATCAGCTAATAAACTTCCGTCTAGATAAGTCACTCCGTCCTCTTCGATTTTTCGAGCTCTACTTTTACTCACAAATCGCTCAAAGAACAATTCATATTTAACGGGGTCAACCTTAGTCACCCCAATTAAATAAAGAATCAAAGATCCTGCTGCTGACCCACGTCCGGGGCCCGTAGGGATATCATTCTCATGGCAAAAATTTAAAATATCCCAGTTGAGTAATATGTAATCTATAAAACCTAGCTCATCAAGAATATCAAGTTCCATTTTTGTGCGAGCTAAATATTCATCCTTGTTGGGCAGTTTATCAATTCCTTTCTGCTTCATGCCTTCCCAGCTTAACTTCTTTAAGAAATCAAGGTTGGAAATGTCAGCCGATAGGCTCAAGCTTTTGTAGTACTTGTCTTCGATATCAATCTCGGGAAGCATAACGCCCGGAGGGCACACGCTTTCATATTTTAAAAACTGTTTAACAAAACTCATATTTCAATTTCCCATATTAACTTTTTAAAAACCTCATAGTTCTTCTCGATATCATAAAGAGCATCATGAAGTTTCTTGGGGTTAAAAGGTATGTCGTATTTTTTACAAAGATCAATTAGTTTATTTCTACCTTTGGAGCTTCTTAAGGACATCACCTTATATTGCCATAAAAGAAAATCGTCTTCATTGTTATAAAGTATATCCCCTTGAATGGCCCTAGACAAAGCCAAGGTATCAATTAATTGAGGCAAAAAACTATAGTCAGGTTTTTGATTAAGCAAACGGCGACAAAGCCCGTGCATGTAAACATCAAAACCTAATATGTTATGCCCCACCTTTAAATACTCGGGGTCATATAAATACTTATCAAAATGAGAGATGGGAGCAACTGGATCAATGGATTTTTCATCATATTTTTTTTGTGTCCATCCTGTTACTTTGGCTGCTCCTTCCGAAACTTGAAGGTCGTCCCACTTGAGCCAATAGTCGCACTTCTCGACAATCTTCCCTTTCTCTACGATGACAAAGGCTAATTGCCAAGGTTTATTCCTTAAGGATCCAAGGTTGAGCCCACACGTTTCGAAGTCGAAGAAAACGTACTTTTGTTTGTTGTTAAATCTTAATAAATTATCGCTCATACTTCGAAATGCTTAACATCTTTTAGGCATGATAGGTCGCTACCACCACCGTAACTAATAGCGCTTTGAAGATCTTGTTTAATCTCCAAAAGTTTTTGCTCATAGGTCATGTTATTGCAACAAACATTAGTGAGCTTGCCCTCAATATTCTTTGAGTGACCTTTATTCTCGACGCTAGCAGACCCAAAATACGCTTTATGGGGAACATCGTTAATGGTGCTGGAAACCGCAGAGCTATCAACACAGGCGGCAAACATTCCACCTGCCATAACTAGATCGGCCCCCGCAACTAATGCTTTTGCGATATCGCCATTGCATTTAATTCCACCATCAGCAATAATGGGAATCTTTACTCCACGGTCAAAATTATCTCTCGATTGGTAACAATCCCCGCAGGATCTTACAGCAGTAAACATGGGCATTGTAAACCCCGTTTTGTCTTTAGTAGTGCAAGGAGAGCCTTGTCCGATCCCAACTTTTACGATATCAGCACCCCAATTAGATAGCGCAACCACAGCGTCGGGGGTAGTAACGTTACCAGCGATAATAATAGTTTTAGGCAACCATTTTTTTACGTGCTCAATCATTCTCTTCATACGCTCAGAGTATCCATGCGCGATATCAATAGTAAGAAAATCAACTCTAAGATTAGAGTTTTTACCAATGTTCATTACATGTATCTTGTCTTTTATCTTTGCGCCAGTACTAAAAGAAATAGTTTGCCAGCCTTCTGAATTTGCCAAGCCGACATCATCTGCCAAATGCCTATCAAACCTATGCATGATATAAAAATAACCATTATAACTCATCCATCTAGACATATTGAAATCTATAACAGACTTCATATTGGCCGGAATGATAGGAAGCTTGAATTTATGATTGCCTATTTCCAATGACGTATCACAGTCAACTCTACTATGGACTTCGCTATACTTGGGAACTAAAGATATATCTGAGTATTTAAGCGCTTTCATTTTCTAAATAACTTTCAAAACAAAATTCCGAACTACCGCAATGATCAAGGTTCGGCATATCTAAGGTCTTAGGCTTATTGGAGAAGCCTCTATTGCAAATACATTTGTAAGTCTGATAAGCCTCAAAGTCTTCTCTGTTTTCGTAATAAATAGTTTTAACCTTTTCTAATTCGAAACTGTTTTCATAGCAATAATGTTTCATGATTCCACCCAAGACATCATCAAATGGTAAATGATTGTGTTCAATAAAGTAAGTGGGCTCAAAGAAAGAGTCATCAAGCATACAAGGCTCGCTATAGTAAAAGGAATTATTAAACATAAAGGAATCATAAAACGGAATAACAATTTTAAGATGATCTTTGTTGTAAAAAGTTTTCAAAGTTTTGAAATCTATTCTCCCTTCTCCTTTGGTGAATGCACAGCTATATATTTTATTCAATAGCTTGCAGCCCTCGGAGTCTTTGGCGAAAACGATAATCTTATGTACGCACATTGAACAGCCCTTTTCTATTTTAAGGTTCATGTCATCACAAGCGTTAATACGCAAGCCAAAAATAAGCTGAACCCCAATATCTTCTGCCACCTTTTTAGCCTCCAAAAAGCCAACAAGGGAATCCTCAACAAGAAAAACTTCCTTTAATCCATTGCTCTTTGCTATACCAAAAACGCTAGACGGCCCGCCCTCTGTAGCCTTATCGGGGTGGTCAAGGGTTAATATACTTTTTCCTATGCTGTAATGTGACTTAAATAATGGTAGCATCAACAAATACTACCAAATTCTAACGAAAATGTCAAGCAAGAAAAGGATTATTTTCGAACTTTCTTACCGTCAGTAAGGCCGGCGCCATAAGTATTCAAGTCAAGCCCTACCTTTTTGGAAGCCTTGAAGAGAAGATCCAAATAATATTGGGGGGTTCCTTCGTCTTTAGCGTGGTATTCATCGCTAAACACAACACCCTTTTTTTGTTTTATGCTAGAAAAATTATCCTGCCAATAATATTGTTTGAGATTTTGATTTTTTAAATAACCTTTTCCTTGGAAGGCGTTACCCACAAACTCCTTGAAGGATTTAGCGAAGGTTTTCCCCCTGTCAACTTGGAACATTATCCCTCTGTAGATGCCATCGTGAGAATTAAGCTTCGATTTGAGAACTTTAAGGTCGTCAAGGTAATCATCCTCGGGCTTTTTATTAAAATTTGGTAAATGATAAGAAGGTTGAGCTTCGTCTTGAAAGGCTATGGCGAGTACATTATCTCTTTCGGCAGCTTTGGAAAAGAATTTTAACGTTCTTTCTCCTGAGTCAGCAATGATGCTTACCCTGTTATTGTATAAAGATTCGTCATTATTATAATAAGGAAGAAGCGCCTCTTTTAATAAAGTGTTCTTCATGATATCTAATTGTTTGCGAGTGTTTAAGATGCTACCGCTTCCATCAACATGCATCATAATATGCAAAGCGCCGTCTGCAGGAAGATGATCAAAGCTATACGAGTGACGACCCCCGTGCCCTTCGCAATTGGCACCATGTTCGGCGCATCCAGCGCCCATCCCTAGCTTCTTTGTAATATAACCGTGCATTAAACCAGCAGCGCCACCAGCCCCTGCGCCACCCACTAGACCGCCTACTCCATCTGTTCGAGGTAATGAAGGGTTACTCGGGCTCAAAAGGGAAGAAGAGGTGCCTATGCCCCCCAAGGCAGGAACAGTTTCGCCGTTCAAAACAGCTTGTCCCACTCCGGCACTAAGCCCGGCACCACCTGCTGCGGCAGCTCCAACCGATGAGGTTCCTACACCAGCCCCGACGCCTTGACTCGGGAAATTATAAGCATAAAGTTCTCCCCCTTTTGGGCCTGTGCCCACAAGACCTTTTGCGAAATCAATATCACCTAGCTCCTTATCTTTAGACTTGTCGTCTGGAGAAAGACTAGAAACATCAAAACCACCATCACCCTTGGTGTCTGTAGTAAGCCCAATAGAGTCTTGGCCATCCCTGTCCTTTATTCTTAAAACGGCATCTTCAAATCTTACAGTATCATCGACTAAAGTAATGCCTCTAGGATCTCCTGCATGATCGAGAGGTAAGCCATGACGCCCCCCACGTATAGCAATCCCATTATTATCATGAACCCGATGGCGTGTAACGCCCGCAGTATGTAATGAAGTTTCATAATCCGATACGCCAACAAAATCTCTTTCGGTACGACCCAATGAAATATGATCCCCAATTACGACGTCCTGAACCACATTTTCTTCGGTTCCCCTCCCAAAGGTGACTCCTTGAAGCCTATCTTTGTAAATAACATCATGATTATTGACTATAATCGTTGAATTATTTTCGACGTATTCTATATTCCTTTCTTGTGTTGTTTTATTTAAATCCGTAAAAGACAATTCCAATTCTTGCACCTCTTCAGGCTTATAAGAGCCGAAGATCAAAAGTAGAAATCCAAAAGCTAAGATGTAGGCGGTTAAAATATTGCATAAAGAGATTTTTTTAAGTTTTTTGTCTTCCATAGTTATTTTTATATACACTTATTTTCTGGTTTTACTATAAGCGAGGATGCATTTCAAGATGGTATCATCTAATTTCTCGGGGAAATTTTCTAAAGAATCTATTTGAAACCACCCATATTCAGTATGTTCATCACATAACTGTGGAAGAACAAGCTGATTAAGCTCTAGCGTATAAAATAAAAACTCAAAATCGTCAATATGAAAGCTCTTGAAATAACGAATGATGTTATGACCACAAGACTTAATTTTGGATTCTTCGTACAGTTCTCGCTCGGCAGCGACATAAGGACACTCCCCCTCCTCTACGCGACCCGCGAAAATAGACCAATAGCCCCCAAGCTTTACCGGCTCTCCGTTATATATTTCTACGCGCTTTGCCAGTAAGATATTATCCTTATAAAACACAGCCGTTCCAACGTTCTGGTGAGTACTCATGAAATATTATAGATCAAACTCGTCTTTAATTCCAGAATCTTCTTGTTGGTGCCGAGGGCAACCATCATAAGTAAGTTTTTTGACTGTGTCCCCTTTTTCTTTGAGTGCATAAAGCTCTTCTTTGTCTTTAATATGGACGGTCTTTTTGATATTACCATTAGAATCCTTAAGGGCCCAATATTCGAATTCAAACTTAAAAGAGCAATGCCACATTACGCTACCATCTTTTTTTAATTGGCCCGGGTACTTAGCAAAACCGCATTGCAGTTTTCCGCAAAACCCATCTTCTTTGGGCGGGAAATTGCCTCCATATTTATCTATTGCAAAATTTGAACAAGCTGACTCTTTATCAAAGTTGTCTATATATTTTTGCCATTCCGTAAGTTGATATTCGAAACCCTCAAGTTCTTCATCGTCCAGAGGTCTCATCCTTAAAACACCTTTGCCGCTTTCTCCCAAAAGATCGGGCTGCAAATCAAACTTTAAAAACAAAAATTCCGATTGACGAAAACTATATTCGGGGAACATGTGTTTCACCGCTAAGGAATAAAACAAATCCTGAAGATTTTCAGTTACTTCTTTGCCTTCGTAGACCTCTTTGCTCGTTTTAAAGTCTCTAATTATTGCTATCTTTTCTTTTTTATATAAAAATAATTTATCGATAAAGCCTCTAATTGAATATTTGATTCCGTCCTTATCGACACTTATATTAAAATCTTTTTCAGAAAACGCCTTCTCCAAACCCCCTGTTTCTTTGCCAAAATAATCATAGTGTAATCCGTTAATGGTCATTGAGTCAATTAATTCTATATTATCTGGATCGGAAACCTCTAAGCGTCTAGCCCAAATATGAACCAAGCGCTTGACGGAAGGGATACAAAACAGAGTGTTATTCTTAACGATCTTATTGTAGTACTTTTTTCGCTTAGGTAAGCAAAGAAGCTCCAGAATAAGGTGACAAATAGTACCTCTAGACGCCCCATCATTGGAGGTGTCTGGTAATTTTAACTTATACTTGCACCAATACAACCAAGAGCAAGAATCTGCAGTCTTAATTCGGCTTGCAGAAAGCCTAGTCATTTCCTTTTCAGACATATTGCTCTAATATTTTGATATTTTTAACAAGGGATGCGGGTAAGCTTTTGGAATCTCTCATTTTTTTAGCAAAAGCTATGATAGATATACACTTTTCTTGAAAATTTAATCCACATTTTTTATTCCATTCGTCAAAATCAGATTGATTCATGTCCCCAAAGTCAGTTTTTACTGGAAGGCAAATCCGAAGTTGTTCGAAATCAAAATGATTTAATAGCTTTAAATAGTTTTTAACGGCCGCCCTAGCACCACTATTAATATTTTTATTGTAATCATTATTAAATGATATTACAATCTTTTTATTAGTAAAAGAGGATAGGTGGCATAATAAAGTTGGCGATATTTCCAGACCAAAAGTAACCAAACAATTTTTAAAACCGTGTTGGTGAAGATTTAATACGTCTCCTATGCTCTCCACTAAAATAACCGAATCAGATTCATCAATAGCATCCTGTATGGGCAAACTATCCTCAAGGGGTACATAATAAGGGTAAATCCATTTAGACTTTCTGCCCTCATGCTTCCATTTGATATCTTTCTTGTTAGTCATGTCCCTTCCTGTCAATCCATGTATCTGACTGTACTCATTATAAATAGGGAAGACAAACCTTTGATACATTTTTCCTGCGGTACACAAGCCGCCTTTTAAAAACTGAAGGTGTTCTGTATCAATCCCTTTGTTATTATAAAATTCATAATGAGGAAAATAATCCTCTAAAATAGAGTCCTTGAATATCTTTTCCATAGTAATTCTATCACCTTGTGTGGATACTGATTCAACGCTTGAGCTGCTATGGGAGACATATTTTTCTACAACCGAAGGGTCTTTGGTTCCTAAATGAAGCTCTACAAGCCTCACAAAAGGCAATGGAGAGGTGCCTTGAACAAAATCCCTCCAAACACCAGAATCTTTCCAAATTTGAAGAGCGGTAGGGTTGTCACCGTTTCTATAAAGCGCGCTCGTTTGCCAATACTTGCCTCTGTCCGACAATCGATAGCCAAAACCCTCGAGAATTTCTTGGGTTTTGTCAGGTGGAAGATTTTTATTAGAGTTCTCCATCTTGATTGGGTAACGTGTTGTCAAACCGAGTTCGATCAGCCATATCTCTAAGGTCCCCCACTTCTTTAATCCCAAAATTATCTATTCGTAATAACATACAATTAGGCTCACCGCTTTGATTTCCTACAGCCTCTCCGTTTTCGTCTAGCGCCGGAAGCATAACTAAATTTTTCGCACGGGACACATCTTCGCCGAACCATCTAGGCTTTATGTTTACAAGTCTATGAGTAGCTTTGGAATAAAAAGGATGCTCGGAAAGCTCTTCAGAGGGTAACCTTTGACGAAGAAAAAACATATTGGATGCGAAATGATTAAGCATGTCGCTTAACCCAGTAATAGAGCTGTCCTCATATCCGCGTTGATCTCGACCTCTCGTTTCAGCACTTCTGTTGGCTTGGGCCGAAGTAAGCATACTGATCATAGGCTTTCCGTCAAACAAAATTTCAGACATTACGAAGTCTTTCCAGCCTTGAAGCATTTCCCCAATGAGCTCCCAGCTTTGCTTGTTTCCTGAGGACCCAAGGTTACCGGATTTTATGTAGTCAAAATTTAACATCATGGGATTTCCTCTGCCCACATGATTGTAATAATGAGATCTAGCAATTTGACGCATTTTTTCAGGCCGACAACCTCCCACATTAACGTAATGAAAGTTTTTACTATCCTCTAGGTATGTAGCTGCATCGTAGACTTTTCTTCTAACTTCTTTTTCGGAAACTTCTCTCCCGTCAGAATCTATATAACTAACGTTTCTCCACTTTCCAGAGGCTATAAGATCTAAATTTATGCCGGAAACCGCAGCTACTTGCCTAAGTTTTAGCTCGTCAGCACTCATTTCTCCATTGTCTAAATGCAAAACTGGAATATCTCCATTTTCTTTAGAGGCTTTACTTACATAATCTATGGTTAATGTAGTTTTTCCTACACCGGGTCTAGCAATAATAATATTAATATTTCCAGCTCGCAACAAAGGACCATACATCGAATTCATCAAAGGATAATCCAAAGCAAAAAAGCCGGGAGGCGAGGGGTTATCGGCCTTATCTTCGAGGGTCCCCTTCAACCCTTCGTAAAGAGGGATTGGAAAATGGCTATCGCTTGCCGAATAAGTATTAATTAAGCTGTTATAAATTTTATCGGCAGATTCTATAACTTCAACAGCATTTTTGTTATTGGATTTAGAAGCCAACTCTTGAACTTTAAGGGCATTATCATGAAGAGCGCGACGAACCGTATAAGAGTGAAGCTCTTTAGCGATGGCTAAAATAGCGGACTCGGGCACAGGCTTCATCATTAAAGATCTTATATATTCTGAAACATCTGCATTATCGCGGAAGGTGGCATTGGCATTTTTTAGTCTTTCTATTAATATCACATCATCAATAACATCTCCATCTCCCTTCTCTTGTATACCTTTGATGATTTTAAACATCGTCCTATGCACATAGCTTTGATGGCCCACATAAAAATCTTCAGGACCGAGAAGGTTTGCTATTTCGCCATAGCTTTTGGGGTGCTGAATGAGCACAGCCAGCAATTGCTTCTCAAGCTCTTTGGAATGAATCATGGGAGTATGTTACCAAACAATTGACTTAAAGTCAAGCAAATTTACAAAATAGGATCGTTCCCGTTATTGTTATTAAACATCTCCGACTCTTCTGATTCAATTATATATTTCTCTATAGCTTTTCTTAGTCCAAGCTCAACAATTTGATTGTCACACTTTGTATAAACCATAGGAGAACCCTCTTGGTTGACAAAAGCTAACATAAACCCTCGATTTCCATCTGTAGAGCCTGAAAATTCAAATAATTGTTTCAAAAAAGACTCGGGTAAGACGAATTGAGGCAGCTCGCCTTCGTTTAGATTGTCTTCATTCATGTATATATAATTACACTTATTATAAGTGAACGCCCAATTCTTCAAACTTTTTTTTACTCAACTCTCTTTCGGAATAAATCTCAATAAATTTAATATCATTTAATTCACAGAAGTCTATTTTTTGTTGGTCTCTGCGTATTTGGCTAACAAAATTAGAGCGCCTCTTGTGAAAAAATGGTACAAACTTAACGTGTTGTTGTCCATTGATTTCTATAACAACGTTTTTATTGGCATTGTAGAAGTCAAACTTTAACCTAGTACCCGCAACCGGGAACTCTTCAAACACAACATGGTTCTGCCAGTAACGCTTAAGGAACTGTTTGGCGGCAAATTGAATATTGCTTTTGCTTTTCTTGTCCCACTTGATGAGATATTTTTTGGCCCTCATGACTCGTTTCTGAGAACCCGTCAAAGTTTTGAATAACATTTTATTGACAAACGAGGTTTTTAAAGTAAGAAGTTAAGAACTCGGTAAGCTTTTTATCTTCTTCAAATAAAGCGCTGAGCTTGGACTCCCCTTGAACCTTTTCCGGAAACTCGAGACCATTTTCCTTCAGAAGATCTAAAAAGGAGTCGTCGGCACTTATCCACGCCCCTCTCTTGTGAACGTATTCCCACCCATACAGCATATCTATAAGCTCTTTCTCTACCCAAACTGAATTTCCACCCGTTCTGCCATACCTTATGGGGTATTGAAGGACATAATTAGTTTTTTCATTGGGGGATTTTTTAACTGTAATCTTAGCGTGATGCCCTAGGATTTTATTTTTGTCTTTGTCTACTGGTTGAGTCGGGTTTTCGAGAATAAGATCTTTTTTGTGACGAGCTTCGAACTCAAGAATGTAATTAGCAAAGTGAAGCAATGCATTTCCTCCCGTAGCGCTGGTTTGGCGAATGGGGGCCTTGCTATAAGGGTCTAGCTTAATGTCTGCCCGAACTTGAGAGATGAAGATGGCCATATGTCCACGCTTCACTAGTGCAATGCTCATTTTTTGCATGAACTTCGCCCCTAACAACGCACCCCCCGCAACTTTATGGGAATCTTGAAAGTCTTTCTTTAGGTCATCTTTCATAATGAGACCGTCAAGGGAGTCCAAGATAAAGCAGTACTTAGTCTTGTTTTTATTTTCTCCAACTAAAGCTCGCATTAAATCCAATACGGTTTCATATATATTACTCTCGAAAACAAAACAGCTACCGTCTTCCCAGTCATCCTCTTGGGTTGCAAAATTAATTCCCGCCCGTGCTTGCATTTCCTTGGGGAGCCTGCCTTCCGCTTTAATGTATAAACCTCTAGCATTAGGCATCTTGAGGAAGTTTTTCATAACCTCAAGAGCTTCGGAAGTTTTTCCTCCTTCGTTCATGCCTACGAATCTATGCAGACCGGGGCCGAACCCTCCATTCAGTTCAAAATCAACGTTAAGGCTACCGCTAGACACCTTATAGTCTATTTCCTCTTCGTAGTTGTAGTGATGTTCCTTGTTTTCCTTAAGGAACGATTTTAACATTTCGTTCGCTGTGCTCATAATCAATAATAATCCCAAAGATTTTTCTTTACTTTTATTTGGGAAGCCCTTTCTTCTGGTTGGTATTTGTATTCAACCTTAGTATAGTCATCTTTGGCTGAAAAATCAACATATTTCTTTTTTAAATTAGATTCGTTTTTACCAATGTAAAACAAGACTTCGTCTTTCGGCTCTCCAAGATTAGCGTATAGCCAAAAATTAACATTGGGATATTTTGAAAAAATATTTTTTAATACTTTTAATTGTTTGGCGTAACAATATTTATCTTTTAAACATTTTGGGTTTACTAATCTTTTTAATATTTTCTGGGCGTTATGAGAAAATACAAAACACTTGAGAAAATCATGTATTACATCTTCGCTAAGAGGCGTTCCGTCATGTGTTTTGGAGTACCCCGCTTGCCATTTTCCTTCTTTTAAATTCCTGTACCAATTATACAGAGTGGTGGACTTGTAACCTGCCTTAAGGCAACAATCCTTCAGGGAGTAGGACGGATTAGGCTGAGAAATATTTATAATATTCCGCAAAAGATCATTGGAAATTTTTTCCATTATTAATAGTATATATTTTTTTTGAAAAAAGTCAAGAATATTAATGTAAGACGGTGTATTATTCTAAGAATGAAACGAAAAATTCTTATAATGGGGCTTCCCGGTTCGGGTAAGACTACATTAGCCGAAAAGCTAATTCAAAAACTTAACGCCGCTTGGTTCAATGCCGATGCAGTCAGGCAGGACATTTATTCTGAGCTTGGTTTTGACTACGAAGACAGGATAAAGCATGCTACTCGGATGGGTAAATTATGTGATTGGGCGACTCTTGGGGGTGGATATGCAGTGGCAGACTTTATTTGCCCCACAAAAGAAACTAGAAAAGCATTTAACGCAGATTTTACAATTTGGGTAAATCGTATAGAAGAAGGGAGATATGCCGACACTAATAAAATGTTTGAAAAACCAGAAGATTATGATATAAAACTGGAAGGCGGGACATCTGAAGAATGGGTTAAGGCAGTCACCAAAAAATTAAATGAAACCGAGGAGTGGGATAATCAAGCCCCCACCGCTCTGCTTATAGGTAGGTATCAGCCTTTTCATGCTGGACACAAGGCGTTGGTCGCAGAAGCCCTCAAAAGGACAGGGCAGTGCTGTATCGCCCTCAGGGACGTAGGGGGAATCGATGAGAACAATCTCTATGATTTCAAGAAAGTAAAGGCGGAAATAAAAACTGCTTGTGTAGAATTTGGGAATAAGATAAAAATTATTGAACTTCCAAATATTATGGATATATTCTACGGAAGAGGGGTTGGCTATAATATTGAACAACTTGAGCTAAGCAAGGAGCTTCAAGCAGTTTCCGCAACCAAAATTCGCGCAGGAGAAATCGGGCAAGATGGAAAGCCTTTAGGCAAAAGACCCGAATAAAATGGTGGACGTGGCGGGAATTGAACCCGCGTCCTTAAACCTTCAAGCATACACATCTACAAGCTTAGTTAGTTTCCTTTTGAGTTATTGACACTAACATCGAACTCCTTGTTACAATTATTTACAGTTTATTAACAAGTAAACCTTTTCTGTTTTGCAGATGGATGACCCCCTATCCAAAATATCTGCGTCTCTTGGTAGAAGGTTAGCAGCCTATGCTGCTAAGGCGAGCTTGGGGCTCTTAAACCCGAAAGCTCTAACACGGTCTTTGTTGCCATGTACAACGTTGCACTTTTTTATCGAAGCCAAGTGCGTCTCCGGCTTGTAGTGCATCAATTCAATTCAAGTCGAATCCGAAACACGCCCATAAAATTTTAAAGAACTAACTTATAGTACACGAATTATTTATCTTTGTCAAGCTTGGAACAGACTTTGCACCACGTTTTATGAATAAACTTATGTCTTGTGCATATAAAACACCCTGCGGTAATTAATAAGAATATTAAGGTAAACGCTTTCCAAGCGGGCGCATCCTTGGAAATATAAATTGGCCCTTCTTTTTGCTTGATAGTCTCTGCAACTTCGTGAGGAGGAACGACGATAGAAGGAGGCTTTCTGTTTTTATGGGAAGGGCTGCAAGAAAAAAGCAATAAGGATATAAGTATTAATTTCTTCATTTTAAGATCTTTATGTTGGTAATATCACCTTTTGGGTCACCCGGAAGCGTTGGTTTCTCGGTTAAGTCGCTCGATTCTTCATCAATATCAGGTTTGGGATTTGACTGGTTCTTTTTTTTACCTCCGATTTGAACGGAAAGTTTATCATAAGGTGATGCCGTTGCCATCTGGAAGCTCATGTTGGCAGCTAATAACATCGCCACCGCAAGAGGGTCAAATACAAATATTAATATAACAATTATTATTCTAATAGCTTCTGCTAGCGCAATACTTTGCGCCCCCAAATCCTCAAGTAACTCAGCTACATACTTAACGGGGCCAACCTCAGCATCTATTTCAACTTGTGCGTTCTTATGCTTGAACTTTTCAGCTTCCATATTTTCTATCTTGGTATGAGCGGCTTTAATATTTGCATTATGCTCTTCTTTTTTTCCAGATAAATCTTCTTTGTTTCCCGAAGCATTTTGACGCTCGTCAATTTTCGCTCGAATCTTATTGACTTGAGCGGCAGTGCTCTCTCGAGCTTTGGAGATGCGGGATTCGGCAGATGTCAATTTGGATTTTATCGCATCCCTTTCTGGGTTTTGTTTAGTAGCGAGCTCTTCAAGTTTTTTCTTTTTACTAGTGAATAAACCTCCGGGCTTGGCATTTAGCGCTGCAACTTCAGCGTCAAGCACAGAAATTCTAGAATTTAATCTATTAATTTCATCAGTATCTATCTTTAAGTTTTTATCAAGAGAAGAACGTAAATCATCTATTTTCTTTTGTTCAAGCTCTATATTGTATACCGCATCAGTAGAAGAGGTAGTTTTTTGTTGGGCTAAATCTTTTAAGTATTCATCTTGTCTTTCTATATATTCTTTTTCGCGGATAATTTTATCATCAAGTTGAGATAAAACAATTTTAGTTTCTTCAGCTACGGTTTGATGAGTAATATAGGACTTGCTCAAGAAGCCAAAGATTCCCATACTGGTAACGAATATCAATACCACAACAGCTGTAGTCAGATAAATCTTTAAACTACGAGGGGCAATGCGCCAGTTATGATGCAGCCAACTAGCCGATACAAGCTTGGCAATCTCCAAAACCGTACCCATGATCACAATTGACCAGAAAGCGGCGGGAAACATAGCTGTGAGCCCTATAATGCTAAAATATGCCGAGACAAATGAGATGCTCAGCGCGGAAAGCAAGATGGCGTATTTCATTTCTTAACCTTTTTATCGTATCGACTGTAACAAACTGCCGCTCGTTGTTTTCCATCGGGAAATTCCTTACGAACGATAGGGTCACTCATGCAACGAGAAATAAACTTACCTCGTTTTTCGTCTTTTTTCTTGATTGGTAGTGGCATACTATATAGTACACTTAAAAGGCTAACTTATAAAAGTTACGACACTTCCGTCCAGACTTTAAGATAAGCATTTTTAATCACATCATAAGTGTAATTATCTGGAAGGGTAGTTTGGAATTGAATATGATAAGCCCCGTCTCCAACTGGAGATATTGTAGTGTTGCTAATTGGTATGTCTCCAATGTCAAGTCTGTCTTGATGCTCCACCTGAGCGCTTGTAATAGTTGTAAAATAAGTAGTTTGCGTGGAAATATCAGTTCCATCAACTATCGCAAACCTTAATTTGTGATAATCAATTGCGGACAAGGTGATGCCCCTGACCGTAATACCCATAGAGGTAACATCATAACTACTCTCAGCCTCCGAGAGAGTTGCATCCGTCCCGCTCAACTCTATATACAGAGCATTTTCGTGACCCTCTGCGTCTAACTGCGCCCTGCTGCTTAAATCTTGGTCAATTAGATTGGCCTTATCCGTCCAAGCTGATGCATTATCAATAATTTTAGCTGGGTCTGACTTGGCGGCATCCAAGGGATCATAGGACGCACCATCTCCACCAAAAAGATAAGACGTAGAGGAAGAAGATCTATAGGTATCATCCAAAGTGGTATCTCCACCTATTACCTCAGGAGTATCATTATTTGTATAATTTGAATACGAGACTGATTCTACTTGCATCTTATCCTCATGGGTGGGTCGTAATACTAAAGCGTAGGGCCCTTTGCCAAAAGTCTGGTCGGCAATATAACTATCGTTGTTCTGGTCATAAAGCCTATAGCGATCATGCCACATCTGGCCCGGAACATCCCTAAAATTGAAATTTAAAATCTTACCAGTATATAGTATTTGTCTTGCCGCAAGGTGGCGGGCGCGGGATGTGCCACTCCGAAGATTATCGCTTTGTATGCCTAAATCTCGATGGTAATTGTGAGTATTGCCAATGCCAATCGTATTTGCATTAATTATAATTTCTTCAGAATTTTCAAGTTTGGAATTTGCTCCGGCATCTCCAAATGCTATTATTTGAAAGGGTGTCCAATTAAACGCGCCAAAATGTGAGCTATTTGGACGGTTGCCGTCTCCATAATGGCTGTACGCCCATTGATTTGCTTCCCAGCGATATTGATGAAAGCCGTCGCCTTGGCCCCAGCCTCTCGCGAGCATGGTATTCCAAGTGGTATCAACATTATTATGATAACCACCTATACTATCATCATTCATATCTCGCCAATGTAGATACATATGTCTTATGCTGGAAGCTTTTCGACGATCATCCTCGCTAAAAGTTTCACGCCCCGCACCACCAACGCTCCAGTAGTCCCATAATTGCTGTAGGGTTTTTGGACTTGCTCCATTTAACCAATCATCAAGATACCATGGTTGTTGAAAATCCAAATATCCGTTTTTGTCTCCAAAATATCCATTATGCGGACGATATCGATTATAACCATCAAGCCTTGAAGACTCAAAATGTTGGCTAGCAGCACCTTCTCCGGCACACATAACAATCATTCCTTTTCCAGCCCCATCATGTGCATATAAAAACCAAACAGTGGTATTTCTTGCATAATCATGCCAATTTTGATATGCATTGGACATAACGTTTGACCATTGATCTAAATTGTTAGCGTCTGAAGCAAGAGCATTTGGTGTGGCTCCATCCAATCGATAGCCATTTTGAGTAGTGTTCGCTCCGTTGCTGGTGTTAGCTCCATTCTTATATCGAAAAACAACATCACTTCGATATGCCGTTCCTGCACTATTGTTTATTACTTGGGGCTGCCCGGCACAAGTATATGTATATCCAAAAAGCGGAACAAATTTATTTGCAGGTATTCCTCCGGCAAGATTGCTCTTTATTTTTAGTCTGATGGATTCAAAATTTGCAGAGCCCCAATATTGATGTGAGCCGGGAACAAAATCCGCATAAGGGCTGGGAATAAGCATCATGCCATCCGTCTGAGTGCCGTCAATTTCCGAATGAGTAAATACCGTACCCTGAGAACCGGCTTTTTTCTGAAACTGACCGGCCCAAACATATCGATCAAATGGACCACGATCAGAATTTTCATTAAGCGTATATCTCTCGTCCCAAGATAAATATAAATGTTGAGCATCTCCGCCAGCAGCAAGATGAGTGGAATTTTTGGTAGCATATGACTTAGTCAGATCCATATTAAGCCGATCATAATTCTGAACAGCTGCATGGTCAGAGCCTAGGGCAGACATTCTGGACATTATCTTAACTGTGTCGCCGCCGTCTATGTTTCTTGCTAATCCAAGCATGCCCCCAAAGTCTTCGTTAATCGATCTATTAAATGTAGTTGCCATAATATTTTATCCTTTTAAACAATGCCTGTAAGAGAAAGAGAATGATCGTTAAATGGAGCCTGATTGCTCAAGTCTTGATCACCGGTGTGTCTTATTATAGTATTTACTTTCATGTCAGCAATATTAATTACACCAAAAGAGGTTAGATTGCCGTCTATATCTTCAAATGTATTTTCAGTAGTGATATCTTGAATATTAATTGTTGAATTAATGTTTGCGGCTTGAATAATGTTTCCAGCAAAAATACCGTCTGAGATACCAGAAAGTTCATTAGAGTGATTTTGGAAGTCATTGATGCTAGCATGTACGTTAACATCTCCAATGGTAAATATGCCAGAGGCAGGAGGAACGCCGGGATTAATAGGTTGGCTATCAACACTAACAATAGCAGACGGAGGAAGTTCTAATTGTACGATGCTAATAGTGGGATCTCCAAGTATATAATCAATAGTGCTTAAGTTTTTCCCCTCAACCGTAACGGTATCATGAGCGGCGATAAAAAGCATGCTTGCGCTAGCAGTAGTTGATCTTCCTTTATTTGATAGAGTTACTAACTTATTAGCCCCGTTATAAATTTCAGCTTGTACTAAATTGGTTTCGCTCTCTGAATAAAAACTCAAGGTTGCGGATACTCTGTAGGTTTTCCCAACAATTAAATTTGGAAAAGTAAAGTCAGAAATAGTTTGATCACTTTTTATGTTAGTATTTAATCGTTTTTCTATAAATTGAACATTAGTGGAGTCAACTGTAAAATCAAGATCGCTATCGCCCAAATCAAGAGGAGTGAACTCAACGCCATCCTCGTTTTTATTTACCCGTAGGTATTTTCCGCTACAGTCATCATAGCTATTAAAAGTATCAGATAGCCCAGTAATTGTAAAGCTAGAGCTGTTAATGGATGTAATGTTATCACTAGCATCTACAAACTTAAGGGAACTATCGGAAAGAAATAGATGGCGAACCTTATAATCTGCCGATCCGATGTCATATGATTCGGTTATGTTTGGTAATATATGACCATTTGTTTCAGTCCAGTTAACAAGACCTCCGGTAGGAGCATCGACCCAGTCCAAACCAGTCGTGCTAGACTGTAAATATTTTCCTGAATCATAAGAATTAGGAGTGTCGGAAAGGCCAGTAAAATCAGAAGAACCACCGCCTCCGCCTCCGCCAGCAGAAGAAGAGCCACCATAATAAATTGCATGACCGTTATCAATAATGTCTTGTAGAGTAACGTCTCCTTGGTAACGTTCATATGCAGTGTTGTCATCAAGCTTGGTTCCTGTGAGATCGTTGTTAAAACGAATTCTTGTCTCATTCCCCCTGACATCATAAAACTGCATTGCACCATCGCCAATATGTCTAAACACAAAGGTAACGGGCTCTTCGTCACCCGGATCCAGCTGGATTGCATCGGGAATCGTGCTACCAAAATTACTTCTCGCAAGAACTTCCTCACTAAGACCCACACCACCACTTGAAGAAGATGCCGAAGAAGAGCCGCCGCCCTGAGCATCTATAGTCTGAATATCATTTCCAGTAGAATAAGTTACATAACCGCCGACTTCTTGGGTAGTCGCAGAATCATTAAACATTCTGATAAATACTTGACCCGTTGCATAAAGTGGCGGTATGTGAACAATAGATATATCATCATCGCCTTGGTCTTGCCCAACAATCAAACCTTCGTCATCTGATACAATAACTCCATCGATTGTTATTTCTGGATTCCAAGAAAAAGAATTTTGATAAGTTCCGCCGTATATGTATATAGGTTTATCGGAATTATAATCAAATAAAGTTAGATAGCTATTTGGCCCTACAGGGCTATTGGTTAATCTATCTACCTCGATCTTACTGTTTTTATCTAAATATGTTTGATAAAGAGAAGAACCATTACTTGAAGAACCACCTGCCAACTCATAATCGGATTGAGCAATTTCTTCAATCGTCATATAGATACTGCTATAATCTACGCGACTTAAATTATCATAGGTAATCCTCATTGAAATTGCCTTGGTATTTAAATCATCAGCAGTTGTTTCTGCAATCAAGGTTGAGGTTGTGCGAGCATAGTTATCTGACGATAAGTTATACCAAAAACCCCCAAAAACAGCTCCATCCTTATGAAATCTACCTTGTTGTGCGGAATTTATATCTTCCGAATATAAGCAGTTGAATGTACAAACTAAAATCGAGTCACTTGCTTTTGGGGTAATGTCCAATGAGCACAATTCAGTTCCGACTCCGGCCACATCTGCCATTGCTCCAAAATCATCGTGGACTTTTTGCAAAATTGATCCGGATGGTAAAATTACTGAAGAAGAACCACCACTTGAAGAAGAACTACCACTTGAAGAACCGCATCCGCCATAATAAATCGCCTTATTGTCGTCAATAAATTCTTTTAAGGTGGGCTCATCATTTATAACGGATTGAATTTCTGACCACTGAACCGATGTGGTTGATGATGGTGATCCTCCAGAGTCTAATGAATAAAATAACACAAAAGTTCCACCTATATCATTCTCGAATTGTAAAGTGTATCTTTCTTCGTCGCCAATTATCCATTCATATTGAATGTTGGTGGGATTGCTAATAGTTCCACCATAAAAACCATTAAGATGAAATATTCTAAGCTGATCACCGCCACCTCTTGTTATTGGCACGACAATCGCGTCTGGTAAAGTAAAATCTCCGGCAAAAGCTCCTTTTATATCTTGATTCGAGAATGCACCACCACTGCATTCAGTGGTGGCGGAAGAAGAAGCAGCACTTCCTCCGCCAGCAGAAGAACCACATCCGCCAAAATAAACAGCTCGGCCACTATCTATAAAGCCAGATAGACTAAGATCAGGAGTGTGGGAACTCCAGCCATTTGAGTCGAATGTGCCCTCAGCATTCTGATTAAATTTAAGATACTTCTCGTCGAAGAGATAATAGATCCAATTAGCACCTATTGTATCAAGCCCGTAAACCACGGGACTACCGCCATTATTATTCAGAATAAGCTGATCCGGAAGAAAGGTGTAAAAATCACTCGCTCCCGTAACGAATGGATTGGACCCTGCACCTCCGGAGCCAGAACAGCTTGAGCTACTGGAACTTCCTCCACCAGCTCCTAAATCCGCTACTTGTAAATATGATCCTGCTAAGATTTTACTATTCCCGTCAAGGGAACCGCCCCACACAGTAAGATCTCCAGTAGCCGTAATGAATTTACTGGCCGCCGGTGTTCCCCAAGCCCGTGCCCCGTCAGCATGGAGTGGAAATTTGAACAACAAATCGTTTCCATGGTTAACCTGCGCCTGAACAAAATCATTTGCAGAATTTTCAGTTTCGAGTCTAAAATAAGCACTAACTAGATAATCCTTACCTGATTCAAGATTGTCGAATGCCAGCCCCGTTAATTCTGCGGCATATGGTGGGGTGTTATGTGAAAAATCCGCACTTAATGTTTTGGTTTCGTATGACAAAGTTGAGGAACCTGAAGAACTGGATCCACCAGCGGCATTAATTGTAATCGTACTATCGTCAGAAGAAAGCGTAATGTTAGCCCCTCCAACTAAAGATTTAAGCATCAGGTCACTCTCTGAAATTCCACTCGCTAACGCAGACCCTGCACCAAGACTCTCAACTCCGGTAATTCCACTAGTAGAGCTACTCGAACTAGAACCACCGCCAAGATAAATTGCATGACCATTATCAATAACATCCTGCAGATTGGAATCTCCGGGAAAAAATTCGTAGTAGGATGGACCGGAGATCACGGGATTGGTTCCTGAAACATCATTTGCGAACCATAAATAATAACTGTCGGCGCCTTGGCCGTCTGTCCACATTTGGTACATAATTTGATCATCATTTATGCGATGAAAGTAAGCTATGTCCACTTCGTTATCCAGAGCACTTGGATGGGTGCTCGTAAGTAATATTTGATCGGGAATAATACTTCCGAAATTACTTCTGTTCAAAACTCCTGTATTAAGTCCAGCTCCTCCCCCAGCGCTGCTGCCGCCACCAAGGTAAAGAGCTTGATCATTATCTATATACCATTGGATAGAAACAGGCCCCGGACTATTACCCCCCAAGGTCCAAGTTCCGGGGTTACTCATAGGGCCACCAGAAGTATTGTTTCCAAAGCTTAAAATGCGATTTGTCCCTGCGGTGTTACATTCATACCTGAATACAGCAGTACTAATTACAGATAAACTAAGGGCATATTCTACACCAGCATTATCTTGTTGATAAATAAAATCAGGTAACTGGCCGGTAAAGTTACAATTTGCAAATTCAGCTTTGGAGCCGATACCTCCCTCGCCAGCGGCGCCCCCTCCGGCAGAAATTCCAGTTACATTAAGAGTAAGACTATTTTCGTCACCAAGAATCTCAAGATTCGTACCACCGATCAAGGATTTAAAATACCCGGTATTATCTACAACCCCGCTAGCCACACCGCTTCCAGCCCCAACATTAGAAACATCAGTCACGCCGGAACTGGAAAATGAACCACCGTCAGCAGCTAATATCTTAATCATCCCGCTTAATGTGGGAACATTAGAGCTGACATAATATAGAGTTTCGGGCGCATCATATGGAACCTGAAAAGTTAAATCGCCATCCCCCACGCCATTGTTAGTGACTCCCGCACTAAATAAATCGGAGGTGCCTCCGACATTAGCAGTCTTTATATAAAACGGGTTACCAGCCGACTCAACTTCAAAAGTATAAGATTGCCCTCTTTGTAAATATATAGTCGCATTTGTACTAGCAGAAATTCCGCCAGCAAAAGGGCGTTGAACTATATAATTAGGAACAGAAGGGTCCGTAAGAGCATAAGCCAACTTAATGTTTTTAATTGTTGGATATCTACCTTGTCTTCCATTTCCAACCAAGGATACAAAAGGCATTCCGGCATTATTGTTTGTTTGTGAATAGGGGTTGCTCCAATAAATTTGATTAAGTTTTCCACCTGCTGGTAAATTAGAAAAATCATAGGAAGGAACTGCATTAGGATCGGTAGTTATTGTGCTCCAGCCCTGTTTGATTTGATAAGCTTTGCCAACTAGTGCGCTTGTACTAGACTGATTTATATCATCAGTAGTAAAAGGAGTGACTCCATATTGATTGTTACTTGATCTTTGCCAGAGAGTACCTGAAGAAGATTGTATTTTTTGAACTTTACCATACCAAGGATCTCCTTCCCATTCAATAGAATTAATATAAATATCTGTGTTAAAATTAATATAAGCTTGAACATTCTTGCCCCATTGAGATGAATATGTATTATGTCCTTCGAATGGCTGCCAATAAGTATTTGAGTCCCCATCGGTGATCTTATCAAGACTAGCGTAATAATAAGAATAGGGATAGCCTCCTGCTTGGGCATAACCAAAATATAAATTTGAAATAACTTCACGAGCCATTTCTGAAGTCGGAACATCAGCATCATTCTTTCTTATTTTTATCGTATTGCAACAGCCTGAACTATCTCCCCCTCCGCCACCAGCAGCATTAATAGTAATCGTACTGTCGTCAGAGGAAAGCGTAACATTCGTACCGCCGACAAGAGACTTAAAGTACGCGTCCTGATCAACTACACCACTAACGACCCCGCTCCCCGCGCCAATGTTAAACGCACCTGTTATACCTGTATCGGAAATATCAACATATTCAAGTTCGGTTTGATCGTCCGAAACCCTC